CCAGCATTACTTTCTGACGTACTGGCCGCAGTAGCACTAGATGCCACCGCAGTTGCACTATTACCAGCATTGGTTTCAGAGGTGGCTGCATTAGTTGCAGATGTCGCTGCTGCTGACGCTGAATTACTTGCATTGGTTTCGCTAGTGGCCGCATTGGTTTCGCTAGTAGCAGCAGCCGTAGCGGAGTTTCCAGCATTAGTCGCTGACGTTGCAGCATTAGTTTCACTTGTAGCGGCTGCTGTGGCGCTATTTCCAGCGTTAGTCTCAGAAGTGGCTGCGTTAGTAGCTGATGTGGCCGCTGCCGTAGCACTGGCTGCTGCTGCCGCACTTGTACCTACCCAATAGGAAGGACTTGCAGAAGGCTCATTGTTTAAATTTGAATTCTGTAATGAGGTGTAAAAGACACCATCGCTACCTACTACATTTTCATTAATTGCGTAAGTAGTTGTCGATACCCACGCAATACCAACTCTTGTCCAATAGGCTGTGGCCGTATTTGGAACATTATTTAAATTATTATTTTGTATAGATTGGTAAAGTATATTGTTGTAGGTCGCTGTAGCACCTTCTTGATAGGTTATACCTGTACTCCATTCTATAGAGTAAAGTAGTGTCCAGTATCCTGACGTAGAAGTAGGATTATTATTTTGATTACCAGCAGCTAGTGAGCGGTAATAAACACCATCACTGCCTATTACTACGGCATTTGCATCATATATTTTAGTTGCTACCCAAGCATCACCAAAGTTAGCAGATGTTTCACCTACAGGGTCTGCTGATACAATTTGTGTGCCACCGCTTGTTGCTAGCACTGCCTTCGCAGTACCAGAAAAGAATATTGCTGGCTGTCTACCTGCAGCAGTTAATACTACTGGATTAGTATTAGGTATAGTTTGGTTAATATCACTATAAGTAGTTTTTAATGTAGTTGTACCCGATTCGTAAAACGTAATTGTACCGCTAGATAAAGGGTCACCTGCATCATCAAAATATTGTGCTTCTACTTCGCCGAATCTAGCCATTGTTATTCCTCTTCATTCTGTCCCAGTTGCTTTCCTGCTTCTATAGATGCAACGCCTGCTGGTAAACCCATTAATTGAGCTATTTTAACCTGTAACGCTCTAGGTATTGTATTTGACGTTAATGCTTCATTTAGCAGCTCTGGATTTTCTGTCGTCAAAATGTCAGCCATTCGCCTTCTTTGCCTGTCAGACATATAACTTGGTGATAATGTATTTACCAATTTTTGTGCTAATGGTGCTATAGCGGTTACATCACCTGCGCTAGCTCTTGCACCTAATGCACCTACACTAGCTGTTTCTGCTACTGCCGTTCCCTGTCTTTTTTGTCTGCCTCGTGTGCCAGCCGTCGGTGAACCACCTATTACAGCACTTCTTGATGCTGACGCTTGAGCTGATAATCCTAGTTTGTTAAATGCTTCTGCATATTTATCTTCTGGAAAAACTAATTGTAATAATTGTCCCTCTGGTGTGCCATTGTCCGATAATTTTTTTATAAAACTTTCTTTAGTTGCGCTATTCATTCTGCTTTTTATATTTGCTAAATAGCCTAATCTGAATGCATCTATGGCTTCTTGATTACCTGTTTCTACTAGCTCTTGCCAAACTACTTCTGCTTCATCATAGTCTCTATTTCCTAAAGATAGAAACTTTTTACCATTTTTAAACGCATCATTAATTTCAAACCCTTTAGCTGCTGATGCTCTAGCTGTAGTTACTTCTGGATAATCTCCATCTATTAATTTTCTTAAATCATTTAATGGCTCTAGTAGATTATTACCTATTGTTGCATTTGCGCCACCTTTGCTAATTAAATCATCCGCTTCATCTCGCAAAACTCTGCGCAAAAATTCCGCATCTATTTGTGTTGGTGTACTTGTTAATTCTATATCACCTTCTTTTGTTACTCTAAAAAATGGCACTTTGTTAGCTGATTTAAAAGCACCTAATACTTTTTGCACTGCTCTATCACTTCTAATTAAAACATCTAGCATGGAATCTTCTAGCTGCGGTGTTACTCTTTTTGGTTTTATTTTTTCATAGTGTTCATTTGTACGTTGTTTCATTTCTGCTTCACTAGCTCTAGCTATTTTAGCAGTATTAGTATTCATACCTTTTGCTAAACCTTCTTTTACTAGCCCTTCTTCTACTGCACTTTTCGCTTCGACACGTTTATTTGTCGCTCTCTCATCTAATCTTTTATCAACAAAACCAATTCCACCGCCTGCTTTTAGTGCTCGTAATTCTTGTGCTATTTCAGGTATATCAGATAACACTTCACCGTTAGCTAACATTTCTGCTGCTTTATCTGGTGAAATATCGTTTTCCATTGCAATACGTCTAATTTCATTTTTAACAACATCATCTGATATATTTCTAATACTAGGTATGCTTCTAAAAACATCTATCAAACCAGAAGCGCCTTTAAATGTGCCTTTTAAGCCTAAATTAATTGCTAGACCTAAAACACCACCTTGTGCAGCTTGTGTAGCATCTTCTATTTGTGTTGCTACTAAACCACTATCATCTGTTCCAGCTATCCTTTCACCTATAGTGCCTTCTTTGTCTCCTAAATTATATGCTGCTGTTTCAGCTGTACCGATTCCTAAAACTCGAGCACCTTCTTTTATAATATTAGGAAATACTCTCGATGCTTGTTGTGCTGTGATAGGCGGTGGTGTTTTTCCTCTTGTTGCTACATAAGCTGCTGTTGAAGGCACTAACCCACCTAATATATTTGATGCTGTAGATGTTTTCGGATAATTTTCTGCACTACTTTTCAATTTGCCTCTTATGTCTGTAATAGCATCTTGATAACTTTCTCCTGTAGTTAATGCTCTAACCGCTGCTTCAAATTCATCAGCCGTAGCAAATGAAAAACCTTGTAAAGCATTTCGGATTCTTTGAGGGCCAACATCTTGTAATTCTATAGGCAAAGTATTTGTAGACTCTCCTACAGGCACTACATTCCCATCAGAATCCATTCGGCCGACAATAGGATTACCAAATCTATCTACATTCGGCTCCTGTACTACATTTCCAAATCTGTCTACTTTTGGCGGCATTAAATTATCCTAATTATTCTATGGTTTTGTCATTACCGTATTATCAGGCAGTACGTAACTCGCTCCTGACGGCAATGCATCGTAAATACGTTGACCTTCTTCTCCATCAGGTATCATTGTAGGTGTTGCTATTGTGTTTTGTGAAACACCAAAATATGCACCTAACTCATCATCGCCTAGATTAAATCTCATTGCATCGCGTATTTGTTGTGCTGTAAATGTATCTCCTGCCTCTTCTGCTGCGTTTATACCTCTGTATGCTGCATTTGTGGCTATTTCTATAGCTTGTTGTATTTGAGCCATATTACTTTCATTACTAGCCCCCATTCGTGCCGATATTCGTTCTAATCTTGCACCTTCGCGCTCTGTAAATTGTGCACCAAAAGTATCTTTTAATTGTGCTAAAACTGCTTTTCCAAGATTTGCGGAAAGCAAACCTTCTTCCGCAGTTTCTACACCGAAAAGCGATTTCGCTTGAATTTTTACTCTATTTATACCGCCAGTTTCAATTTCTTTTAACAAATCCATAGTTCTGTTTAAAATTGGCAATGTATCAGCAATTCTCAAACCATCATCTATTTGTGTGTTTATTCTTTCGCCTCTACCAGAACCTACTGCTCCTGCATAGGCTTCTGCTCCAGCTATTTCTACACCACTTCGCTTTCCTAACTCTACAGCATCTTCTATTGCAGCTCTGTCTGCTTCTGTTTCATTCGGTAATACACCGATACCTGCGACACTTACTATTTTTCGACCATCAGCTGTAGTTTGTACTGTAGTGCCATTTATATATTTTGTTATTCCAGCTGAAGATGCACCCCTACCACCATAAAGCATAAAATCTTTAAACTCTTGTGTACCCTCTTGCAAACCAGCCGCTTCTGCTCTAGCTAACAAACCTAAATAAGTAGATGGCATATTGCCTAAACTCATAGCGTCATAACCTTCTAAAGTTTCGGTCATGATTTCCCCTGTATTGGGGTCTCTTGTTAATATTTGACCCGTTTTCGTTACTTCTAAAAATTCTGGTTTAGCAATATAGCCAGCACCTTGTGCTTGGCGTAGGAAATTATCTATTTCTGCATCAGCTCCACTTATATCGCCTTGTAATATTCTATCTCTTATCCTAAAAGTATCTGAATCGTCTTGTCCTCTCTGTCTTAATAGAGAAATTCTGTCATTTAATATATCGACCGATTCTTTTACACCTTCTTTGTTGTAGGCTTGAACAGTAGAACCTATAGGGTTATCATACATACCTTCTCTATAAGGCGTATCTCGTTTGTCTCTTAATAATCTTTTTATTTCTTGCGCATCAGAAATGCTAGCTTGCATTAGCTCATCTTGCTCTCTTTGTCGTTTTTTTTCTAAATTAGCTAGGAATTCTTGACCCTGTCCCTGATAGCCAGCACCAAACCCTTGTAGTGCTGTACCCACACGGCTTAAAAGGCTAGGTTTTTCTACACCCTGATATAATGAGCCTTTAAATCTATCATCTATAGCCATTTTTACCTCCCACCCCCAGCCATTTTAAAACCACCTACGGCAGTTCCAACACCAGCAGCTGCATCTCCTATTGCCTGTAGATATCCTTGTCCTCTTTGCGGTACGCCACCAATTAATGCAGCGGCATTAGCACCCATATTTTGTGCTGCATTTACTCTATTTGCTGCTGCTGCGTTTATTTGATTAGCTGTAGTAGCACCTGCATTTGCCATAATTCCTTGTAAATTACTGCCAATATCACCGTACAGTTGTGATATTCCTGTACCTTGTTGTTGCTGTAATCTAGCTAAAGCTGCACTGGTATCTTGTGCTGTTCGTGCAATATCTCGGCCAGTTGTCATTCTATCAGCACCCATTTGTTGACCAGTACGGAATATGTAATTAGCCGCATTGTCGGCCCCTCTAGACGCTAAATCGGCTTGTCTTATAGCTCTCTGCCCATAGATGTCTGCCATGCTCTCAGCGCCTCTAGTGCCTAATGTAGCCGCTTGTTGAGATGCATCCATTCCAGTACCAGAAAGTGCCTGTAAATTACCGATTTGGTTTTGTAAATCTTGGCTAGCTAAACCTTGACTAAATTTTGCCAATTCTCGTTGTACATTACCGCCACCTAATCCACCAATAGCCGCAGCATTTCTAGCGACAGCTCTTTCACCTCTATCTTGTAAAAATTGCATTTGCGGTGAGGCTTGATACGCAGCATCAAAGGCTTCTTTTCCTAATGCTCCACTTAACGCTAGCTGTTTTTGTAATGCTGACTCTCCACCAACTCTGTAAGGGTCAAACATTCCCTGATTTTGAAAGTATTGTTTTCCAATAACACTAGCAGCATCTGTAGCACCTAAACCTATTAAATTGCTGCCTACATTAGTGCCTCGTTGTGTAGCTTGTAGTGCATTACTTAAACCTGATGCTTGTATATTTTCTGAACCTGCTAAACCAGATGCCATCCCTGTAGAGTTAAATTGGCCTGACTGATTAGCCATATCACCAACATCAAGGCTTGTTGCTTGTGGATTATTAGCATTAATCGTTTTTAGATTGGCTTCAATTTCTGCAGCTGGTACACCGTATATATCTGATGCTTGCTGTAAAGTTAATTGGCCAGAATTTATAGCATTTGCGACTTGCATCGTATCGCCTACACTATATGTGCCTGACGCACTTCTATCAGGTAGCCCACCGCCAGCCCCAACTGTAGCGCCATCGCTACCGCCACTACCTGCGTTATTTACAGCACCGCCTGCTGCATTTGTAACTGTTGTACTAGCTGCATTATTGTTAGTTAATGCGGCTAAATTATTTTGTATTTGTGCTTCGGGTACATTGAAAAAATTTGCTGCATCTGCAGTGCTTAATTTGCCATCTTGTAATAACTTAGTAACTTGATTTATTTCATCTTGTGTATAGTCACCATCTGCTTGTGGCAAACTTAATGTACTGGCTAGATTAGCGTTTTTTACATTTCTATTAACTTCATCTAATGAAACACCATAATTATCAGCAACTTGTTGCGGTGTAACCAGACCTGTATTGATTGCGTTAACAACTGTATTAACGTCTTGTGCCGTGTAGTTATCTATAGAAGGTAATGCATTTACATTTATTTGCGCTAAATTTGCCCTTACTTCATCTGCTGTAACACCATATTGTTGTGCTACTTGCTCTGGTGTAGTTTGTCCTGTGTTTAAAGCATTAACTACGCTATCTATTTGTGCTTGCGTATATTGTGGTGTGCTTGGTGGTTGCACTGTTGTTGGGGCTGCACCTTGTGCTGCAAATGCATCCATACCAGCCTGTGCCGCTTCTGCTGCACCACTATTTAAATCATTACCGAAATTATCTCTAGGTATACCACCTAATTGTTGTGGTATTTGATTAGCAATACCTAATTGCTGTGCAGCTTGCGCAGCTGTACCCGCTGGCATATTAAACAACTGTTCTAGTTGTGCAGATGTCATATTATTAGCGGCTGCTTGCTGAAATACCTGTCTTTGCAAATCAGCAGGTATAGTTTGCCCTTGCGCGGCTAATAGCTGTGCTTGCTGTATGGGGTCCATTAATATCTCCTTTTTTCCTCGTTACGTCTACGCAACATTTCAGTCGTATAATGGTCATCTAAAAATGGATTAATTGGGTCTAATGCTTGTATAGCATTTAAATAATTAGGATTTGTAATTGAGCTAGGTAACTGTTGCTGCGCAAAACTTGTGTCGTACGTCATTTGTGTAGGTGCTATTGGTTTATCAAATGACTGTCCCCTGAGAGCTGCAACAGCTGCATTTCCACCATCTATAATGGTTTGCTGCGCATTTATATTACCTTCATTAAATGTTCTAAATTCTTCTGGTGTCGTTTGCGCTCCAATTTCTAAGGCTCTATTAACTCCTGCTGTACTTGCAGCCAACTCACTAGGTAATGCGTCGGCTATATCTTGACGCGCTCGTTTTCCCTCAAATTGCTGCGTTCGCAAACCTTGCTGTGTTTGTCGCATTGCACCTTTTTGTGCACTGTCGTCGTAAAAAAATCCGCTCATAATATTGCCTCAATCTGTGGTTTCGTTATACCTAATATCCATTGGTCGTGTAATTGACCATATTTTTTATAAGACTGTTTTAATTTACCTTCTACTTGCAAACCATTTTGCAAAGCAAATAATTTTACATTTTTATATATAACAGGTGTTTCGGCTATTAGTTTTTCAAAATCTATATTTTCTACTAAGTAACAATAAAATTCTTTTGCAGCTCTGTAAGCCTTACGACCTCTATATTGCTTTGGTATTGCTGGATGTACACAATAGGTTACGCCATTTCTTCTTTCTAATATCCAAAGCCCTTCAAAATCTTCCATTTTTTGTACTAAATAACCTAACCTAAAATTAGGTTCAAACTCCTCGTATTTGTGTCCATCTTCTGCTATTTCTTCAAATATTTCTGGCGTGACAAACGATTTAATTACTTCTACATTTTGTGTTTCGTATATCAAACTGCTACCCATCCTTTTTTTCTGTCACCGCCTATTTCTGCTGTCATTTTTCGATACTGTATACTTCCAGCACCTCCTGAAGTATCTAAATACAAACTAAACTGTCGTGCTTCAATATTACCTTCAGGTGTACCTGTTCCTGTTATGGGAATACTCAATGCTGCTTCTTGCGTGAACTGTCTAAATGCACTGGCCATTGTGCCATCTTCCTCAACGACTGGCTGCGCTACATTTAGCTTATAACTCATTGCGTACCACCAATAATATTAGCTGTTAGTTGTATCAATATAGGCTTCACAGGGTCTGTTAATGTAAAACGATACATTTCAAAACGGCTTGCTCTACCATTTCTGCGCCATATTGCTCTTGCATTACGTTCGCCAATTTTACCTAAGGCTCTGTAACGCATCTGACTCCAACTCATTCCGTCTTGACTACGCTCCATACCTATTAATGGCTCTGGCTCATTTTGTAGCCCTACACCTGATTCTGTAGTTAATTCTAAATACGGCACATAAAAACTTTGCATATTATTTTGAAAAGGCTGTGTAACTAATCGCCTTTGTATTGTATTGCCATATTCTGTGTAAACATCAGGGTCAAGTTTGCCTATTTTGCCATCTTCTATGTCACCGCAAAATACTTGGTTGTAAGCCTGTACCATTGAATTAACACGATAAGCACCTACAACACCTGAAATTGTGGATTTTCGTTCATGCCATCTCTGTGTAATGGTATCGTAAACCAACGTGGAAGAAGGCAGTGCAAAACCTACAAAATACGCCCCTTTTTGTGCATACGACCACGAATAAATAGCTTGTACTTGTGTTTCTGTTAAATCATTTAATAGGTTATCTATAGCTGTTGTGCTTACTTTAGTTAATTGATTGCCATTTAAAGCCCATATTGCTGGTGATTCATTTTCACCAGAGCCTATAAATATAAATGTATCGCCTATTTGTTTTACACTAAATGGTGCTGCTATACCTTTACTAAAAAATAAACCTGTACGCTGGAATGGAAAATCAGCGCCACCGATATTCTGAAACGCCTCTATCGTTTGACTTCCGGCTATGAATAATTGATTTTTAAATACTACTGGCGCAACTATTTCATCAGGGTCAGATTCGGCTGTACCAAAATCTAGTGCATTATAATTTAAACCGTCATTTAACGAGCTAACGATGAATTTTTTAGTGTCCGTTGTTAAACAAAAATACCCATCTATAAAAACTACCTGCTGTGGGTTACCGTTCGCAGTAAAATCGCTATCCGTTATTTGTGCAAACGTATCTGTAACGTGATTATAAATATATCCATTACCACTAGGCACTAAAACCATTAACTGTGTGCCGTTATCAGCCATAGAAACTCGGTTTGTACCAGCAATAGTGCCTAAGTTTGTAGTCGAATATGTGCCTGATGATTCTGTTAATTTGTATAAATTAGTGCCATTAACAAAATAAGGTATACCGTTCATTTCGTGTGCGCCACGATTCAGTTGTGTATCTAATGGCGTTGCTGTAGTTGCGACTTGTGTTAAACCAGCCGTACCGATTAAAGTTTCTTGATTCAAAGCTGGTGCTTGCACAATATTAGGGTAAAAGTTAGTACACTCTTGCGCTGAGATAGGCAACGAGTCACTTACATAAAAACCATTTGCTATAGGTAGTTGAGTAATAGCCACAATGCACCCTAACTTGATTTGAAAACAGCGTTAGTTACTACTAAATCGTCTGTCGTTGTATCGTTTGCTACAAATATCTCAAAATAATCATTAGTTGCAGCGGTATGTACCCATGTTAACGCTACATTTTTGTCTGTGTTGTCTAATACCACAGTAACTCTAGATGCATCTATTTTAGTGCCATTCCTAGCCAAATATACCGACACTGTTTGACCTGATGCTGATGCTGTTTTAATAGAGACTGTAGCATCAAAATTAATATCTATACTTGTACCACCTGTATAAGTAAGCCTGCCACCTGTTGATGGCGTCACTGTTGATGTTTTTTCTGCTGTCCAAGTGCCTGTAACTAATACAGCTGTCCCTGTTCCACCAATAGTTGTCGCACCAGAATTACCTTGTAGGCTAGCCATTCCACCAACTAAGGTATCTGCTGTTTTTTCGATAGTAATGTAATTACTTGTTGTGGTTAGTGTAATGCCACTACCAGCTACCAAAGACGCAAATGTAGGCTGTGTGGCTGTGGTATTTTTAAATATTGCATGGCCTGTACCGTCTGCTAGAAAGTTATGTTTTATTTCACAACCTTCTGATGCAGATACGCTAGATGTAATACCAGAGCCATTTTCTATATTGCGTATGCGGTTAACAGTTCCTGATACATTAAGTATAGGTGTTCCACTAGCTGCACCTAATGTAGTA